ATACCATTAACATGGTTTTTATCAATCTGTAAATTTGTTCTTTTACCCCATTCTACTTGCATACCACCTTTAATTGCTTTAATCTTAGAGGTTCCAGCATTTGAAATATTACCAAATGTAACTACAAAAGTTGCATCATACCACATAGCCATACCACCTTTGTTCATCATCTTAGGTTGGCCCATAGGTGATTCTGCTTTAGCAGTCCAAACTTTATTAACTGCAATTAATGTATTAGTATATGGTGATGATTCTTTACGAGACATTACAATACTTTGGTTAACTGTATTACCAAATTGTGTTGACATTGCTCCGGCATTCCATTCATTGTTGTTTTTCAGCTTTTCAACTGACATTTGACATGGAATTGATCCAATACTATCCCAGAAAAATGCTAAATCATAAGGTAAATTACCTTTTTTCTGCTCGTTCTGTAGATCCATAATAAATGCTGCTACGTCTTCAATAGTATGTAAAGTTTCTCTATCAACATAAATAAAATTACCTTCATAGTCAATAACATTGCCTTCATCATCTTTAATTAGGTTAACTTCTAACCCCATTTGGGCTGCGTGTTCCCAATTCCATTTCATCTCTGTAATAATAAACACAGGAAGAACCCCCATGTTTTGAGCTGATACTGCTGCTTCTAGTAGAGCTGTTGTTTTGCCTGTATCAGAATGTCCCCTAAGTAATGAAATGTGTCCCATTGGTATCCCAGGTACTCCAGCTACTTTTTGAAAAGCAGGGGATAGTGGTATCCATTGTTGATCCTTAAATTTGACATTTTTATTTAAACCCTTAGATGATTTAAACTTATTAAGATCAAATTTGCTCTTAATCTCGGCAGATACTGCTGCCGAGAGAGACTTTGATACTTTTTTCGCCATATTTAGAAGGGTAAATCATCGGATTTTTTTTCTTTACCATCAAATAAAGAATCAAATTCATCTACTTTGTTTTGTTTAGCTTTAGTAGTATCTAAGCTAAAATTATTATTTGAGGTGGTTGTAGAGGGTGCTACTGGAGCAGCTACTACTTCTTCTGAATCTTCTTCTGGTGATAACCATTTTTCAAGAGCAGATTTCATTTCATCAAATGAATAACGTTTAAATAAACCATCTGTTGGGTTTGGTTGTTCATTTGTCCATTTTTCTACTAATGAAGCATCTTCACTAAGAGGTGAAGTTTTTAACCTAACTCTAACTGATGATTTATTATAAGGAGTGCCAGTTGATTCTGGTCCTACTGTTTCTACTGTAATATCTCTACCGTTTACAATATCTGTATAATCTCCAATTTCATCATCTACAGCAAGTGCGAGTAATTCTTCATATACTTGTTTTCCAAATTGCCATAATCTAACACCTTTATCTTCTTCTCCACGTACTACAACGGGAACAAAGGTACGGTTTTTAGCATCTAGCTTTTTAGCAAGTACATAATTTTCCTTATTATACTCACCTTCACGTAGCTTCCCAGCGAATAGAGCAATAGGGTCTTTATCACCAAAATTAAGTGGTGAAATCATAACCTTATTAGTAATACCATAATAGAACTTAAGTTCTGTAAATGGGTTAGCTGCATTGTACGCAGATGGTACAATTCTAATTTGTTGTTTACCTACTGTAGGTCTCCAGAAAATAGTTGTGTAATCGGTCTTTTGACCACCCTGGGGTTTTGATTGGAGGGTATCCAATTTCTGTTTAAGCATTGATAAATCCATAAATATAACTTATTTTTAATTATAACTGTTTATATGTAACTTTAATATACGAACCATAATTTGGGGGGCCAAACTATAGTTCAATAATTTTGTAAATTTTCGTATTAAGCTGATTTAGCTCATTATGTTGAGTAAGTAAAATACAATTTCTGTAGTGCTGCCAATCAACTTGAAATTTAGTGTCTACTACACCACCATTTAATTTTTTAATTAACTCATTTAAGGCATTAATAGTATATAAGGTATTAGATTCCTTTTTACGGTGTACTAAAATAGTATTTTCTGGGATAGAACTTACATTAGCTTGTTCAACATTATATGTAATAACATATTCATCTTTACCAACTATTTCTAAAACAAATAGTTTATTGTAAATAATGCTATACTTAGCTTTAATATCCTCTATAAGTGTGTCTAGACCTTCTAAATTTGTGAAGGTACAAAATAATTTATTATTCAAATCGCTTAAATTTTGAATGTTATCTATAACATCATATTCTGCGTTATACATATTAAGCGGTTTCTCTAAAGTTGTAATCATAACCTTCTATTTCTTTTATATTTAATTTATATTTTTTGAAGACTTCTCTAATCTCCTCTAAAACTTTTACTTCATTTTCATCAAAATCAAACAAAAACGAATCATATGTATAAAGCACTAGCTTTGTTTTACATCCCCGTAATATACGAAATATATCCCACAAAACCAACACATTTACGGATGTTTCCATATTTTGCAGTATATAATTAAACAGCTTTTGCGGGTTCATCCCCCCCAAACCCTCCTTCGTATATACAAAATTTGATACAGGGCATTCTATAAACCCCTCACTATTAAATTTATTCCAGATCTCTCTAATATATTTTTCTATTTTTTGAAAAAACTCAAGTTCTTTAAATTCCTTAAAGACTCCACCATAGAGCTGTTTGAAAGTAAGCTCTTTCGCTTTCTTATAATCCACTTTATATAGGGAACTAAAATGAGAGTGAATATCGCTAGTGGGAAAAGTATAATTAACGAGACGAGCAGCCAAACTAGGGTGGTAAGCACTAATATCAATCTCCACAAGTTTACTATTACGAGGAATAAAACTAGATCTACATCCGTTTTCTTTATTAAGCGCGGCATAATTTACATTTTTAAATTTATTACTAGGTCTTGTAGTAGTTGTTTTTAAGTTGAACTGAGTGTGGACGTATTCACTATCAATGGGGTGGAAATATCCTTCGAATGTTGGTACGTGTACTCGTAACCCACTTCTCTCGATGGCGTTGAATACCACTGAGGTTTTACTGTTATAGAATTCATAATATCTATTTTTATCTTTAGTTATGTTGTCTTTTAGATCTTCCCAAATCATCTCACATACTTCATAGTGTTTTACAATGGGAATAATTTTGTTTAACTCTTTGTTATCACTATGTTTTCTATAGTATAACTCATGGGTTTGTGTTGTAGGTCGTATATATGTAGTAGGGGGTGGGTTGATGTCATAAAGCTTTTTAGTGCAAAAATAATGCAATAACTCTTTTTTATCCCGTGTGTATAACGCATCAAACTTATTTAACAACGCCTTTATGTCATTAATATTTAACCGCATTGATTCACTATGATCCACGCATAATATATAGCCTTTATGCGCACCTATTGGGCGCAAATATACTAGGGATACATCATTTACAGCAGGGTGAAGTTTATCATTAAAAGGAATAACCTCTACGAATGCTTCTTTATAACCACTATTGTAAAAAACCTTTAACTGTTCTACATCTTCAATAAGCCAGTACATATAACCTTTTTAACAACTAAATCTAATAACCACTTCCACCACTTCCACGGGATCCTCCTCCACTTCCACCACTTCCACGGGATCCTCCTCCACTTCCTCCTCCTACAACATTTGGACGAGCATAAGTAATAGTTGGTTGTTGGGAACCAGTAACGGGAGTTTGGGGTTTATCTTCTACAGACTTTTCATCTATAGGAATTAGATAATCATGGGGTGAATCTATATGGGTTGCACCTACCATAGGTCCTTTTTCTGGGTGGGTATGGTATGGTCCTTTATAAGGTTGTCCTGTTCTTTTATTTTTATATTCTGTGCCATCTGTTTGGAGATTTTCTTGTAAATCAAATTTATGATATTTATCAAATTTATCTTTGAAGAATTGAGAAAATCCGGGTAATGGGGTATTTTGTTCTAATAATTTTATAGTATTTTTATTTGTGTTATATACTTCACTTTTAGTTCCTTTTAATCTCCAAGATAAAATTATAGGTAAATATAATTGAAATTGGAGTTTAGGATCATTAGTATTTAATAATTTATGTTCTTCTTTTGAAATTTCAAAATATAAATTTTGGGTTCTTTTTTTAGTAAAATATCTTTGAAATTCTCCTAACTCATAATCCTTTTGAGTTGGTAAAGTTGTGTGTTTTTTGGGGATATTTCCTGGGGATCCTTGTTTAGAGTATTTAGTTAATACCTGCCAACTAGAAGTGGTTAATTCGGAAGATTCTTCTTCATTATCTCCTTGGGAATTGGTAAGGGTTTGGGGATCCGTTGCTTTAAGAAGTCTTAGGTTTGGTTTATTAGTAGGGGTTTTACCTGTAAAGAATTCATTTTGGGAATTTTTAAAATAAAATCCAATATAATCTAACCCATCAGTTGCTTTTATAAACTCCCCCCCAGAAGTATATAAATTAGTAGTAATTTGTGATTTAGGATAATAACTCATAATTAAAAAGTATTATTTTAATGAGGGTAAATTTAAAAGAGTTTTATTTCTATCTTCAGTGATAATTTGTGCATTTGGAAATATTGAAGGATTATAAGCATTATTTAATTCTAAAATTGGGTTTTTCCATCCTTTAAAATTCCTATTGTTTTTACTATATGTTCCTTTTCTAACCTCATAATGCAAATGAAAACTACCTTTGCTTCCTTTATCTCCTATTGTCCCTATTATAGTACCAGGTTCTATGTAAGTACCAATAAGTTCTTCTTTATATGTATCCAAATGTCCATAGATATGAAATAAAGTTTCAAAAGTAGACCTATCAGGTAAATCAACAGTTCGTTTTTCTTCAATATAAACAAAATCATTCCCCCATCCAAGTGGGTTTGGTGGTCCTTTTTTTACTATTCCACCAGTTACAGCATATACTTTTAATCCTTGTGGGGCAGCAAAGTCTATTCCATTATGGTTTTTAGCTAGTTGGCCAATTAATTTTCTACCTGCTTGAGGACCTGATGTAAATCCTACATCAGGATTTCTTTCTATAGGGGCAAATATAGGAACTATAGGATCGTTATATTCTGGAGGCCAATCTTCCATATTAAGTAAAGGGGATCCTAATGGATTTAAATCTATTTCTCCAACCCCATCAGTCCTTTCTATTTCAGGAACAGGATTTGATAAAGGTCTTAAATTTTTAGAACTAGGTTTAGTTATAGTTCTGATTTTTGTAGTCCATTCATTGTCCACTAAAAAATGATCTACTCCCACTACTACTAATTCTATATTATCGGGATAACCCATAGGTAAATGGGAAGAATTAATTACTAATTGGTTGTAAATTTTTATACCAGAAATACCATCTAGGGTTAATTCTACATCCATAGGAACAAATCCTATTAGAGAATCAACACCAGGTTCTCTTAAATTTGTATAATGTTTTAATAAATTACTAAATAAACTTCTTCCTTGTTCCCAAAAACCATATGCGGGATCAAAATAATTAAATATTTCTCCTGTATAGCCGGGAGTAGAAGTAATTGCAGCCCATGTTTTTGCCCAATATCCTTCTGCTTCAGAGGTATTTGTTATTTCTTTTGTTGAATATACAGTTTCACGAACCCAAGTCCGGTAAGAATCAATTAATATTGGAGTTTTTTCATATATCTTTTTTATTTGGTCTACAACTATTTGATAACCTTTAATTCTAAAATTGAGTAAGTCATCAGCTTGATCCCTAAAATCTTTTTTGTAAAATTCTTCTAATGTTACTTTTTGATTTTTAGGCTTTTCCTCAGATTTTTTTACCCCACAATCTAATGTAAAATTTGGGTCTGCTTCAAGAGAATATTCTTTAAACCTATCAACTAGTCCTTTATTTAAATTTTTAAAGAATCCTGCATAGGAATCAATACCTTGAGCATTTGCAGTAGCCCCAATAGACATCATATTAGCTAAAGCTTTAGATATAGTTGTATTAAAACTAAAATCTTTTACAAAGTTGCTTTGGTTGTTATTAGCAGTATTTACACCATATATTTCTAATGGGGTAGAATTTTTAGTTATAATACTTCCATCTTTTCCTGTTTTTACATCTAGATTAAAATCCCTAATTACTATTATACTATCGTCTTGTAAAGTAGGTTTTAATTGTGTTACATTAGCTAAACTGCTATTAACATCTTGGCAAATAGTATTTAAAAGATCAAATAATAAAAGTTCTCCAGTATTTTGGGTTTTTGTTTGGATTAAATTTTCTAAATAATCTAAATTTAAATAAATATTCATTATATCTCCTAAAAAGGGGTTTGATACTAATTCAACTTCATCATCAGAAGTAGAAGAAAAGTCTTTAAAATCAAACCTTTTAAAAGAACTAAAAGCAGGTGTATTAAAATTATTATTTATTACACATATATTAGGGTTAAAAGATGCTAAACGGGAGATATTTTTACAATAATTTTGGGAACTAGTATTTACTATTAGCTGAGGGAAATAGGAGGATTTATTTCCTAAATGGGTAACTAATTCTTGGATAAGGTTTAAAAAGTAATAAAAAGTTATGTATTGGTAATTATATCTTAATTCTCCTGGTTGGAGTAAACCACCTTTAAAATCTTGTTGGTTTCTCCCCGCAACTATTATATAATCTTGATTATTATAAGCTTGGATCCCTTTATTAGAAAAATTTACTGCTGTTCCTTCTGCATTTGGGCCTAATTGGGTTGTATTTTTAAGACAATAAAATTTGTTTAATATTGAATTATTATTTAATATTCTATTATTAGAATAGGAGGTTCCGGTTAAATCTAGGGCAATATCTTCATCATTTAAAGTATTTAAATTAAAGGATTCAATTACATCCCCCATAGAAACTAAATCTAATGTAATACTATAGCTTCCATCTGTTTCAAATGAATAATCAAAATTAGTTACTTTACCAAAAAACCCATCATAATTTCCATTATGTTGTTCTCTTTTAGTTTCTATCTGATTAAACATTTCTAAATGGGAAGTTCCTTTTTGACCAAACCACCCTGTTTGATTATCATCAATTATAGTAGGACCCATTTTTGTAAGGTTTCCTTTATTATCTAAGTACATAGAATTTCCCCACTCAACTAGCATAGTAAATCCTAATCTAATATAAAGGATACTAATTAAGTCAAATTGAAAATCATTATAAGCTTTAATTTCAATTTGAGCAGTTCTAATTGAACCTATATTATTGTGTCCTATATTGAAAGAAGTAATACCTGGCATAGGTTGTAGACCAAATCCAGTACCACCAAAACCATATACAGAGTTATTTATTTTTGAAGATGAAGATGCAACCCCTTTTTTTAGGTTTTTTGTTTTATTATCCCAAATACCATTAAACAAAACTCCTTCTTGGGCTAATTTTATACCTTGATATCTATCAGTATTTAACCCTAAACGTTTTAATTTTGCTTCAGCTTCCTTATCAAAATTTACAAATTCTTCAGTAAACCCAATTTCATTAGGGTTATCTCTAAAAAAATCATCAAAATTTCCCCCTATTTGAACTGAAGAGGCCATTTTTACCCATGCATTACGGGAATTTAAATATACTAAATCTTTTTGAGATCTAGTACTATCAAACCCAGAACCATGTACCTTTTGTCTTTGGGTGATTTGATTATTTACATAATCTTTAAATGGTTCCCCAACTATATCAGGGGATGAAGATTTTGCATCCTGGTATAATTGGTCTTTTGTTTTGTCAATTTTTCCATCTATAATGGGCATAACTATTCATTGTTTAAGGATTCAAAATCAACTTGAATTTCTGATTGGTTAGAAGGAATTCTTAATTGCACTCCTACAGGAGGATAATAACTACCTAAACCATATTGAGGGTTTGCAGATGCTATCATCCACCATAAAGATGAATCTCCAAGGTATTCTTGTGCTAAAACATCATATCTATCTCCAGTGGTTGTAATAACATAAACATCATTAAAAGATATAGGTACATCTGGGTATTTAGTACCTTTATAGTATCTTTTACCGGTTTTATTTTTTAATACTGTTTGATTTGAATATCTAGCCATCTGTATAACCGTTTTGTATTAAAGTATCTTCTGAAAAGTTTGCTGTATCAGCAATTGAATGTTGTCCTCCTTCAACAACTGGGGTAAGTTTGCCATTATTTGGGTTAATACCCACAGGAGTGTCATATCCTGTATTATCACCTCTGGATAGAGAAATAAATCTTTCATTTCCAAATGTTTCTACTACTTTTGCTCCACCACTTCCTGCTTTCCCATAAGTGTTATTTTGGAGTTTAGGTGCAAATTCATGTATAGGTTTAAAAGTTAAATCTACATTTATTATATGTGGCATTACTTGAATATTCCCTTTATCAGTAGCTGTTTCATTTTCATTTCCAATAGCTATTTCCCATGGAGATTGCTCCGGAACAGTATAAGTTAAATCAGTAATTACCCCAGGAACATCATATAAATAAGCTCCTACATGCAATTTAATTATATTTCCAAAAAAGTATCCATCAGATGTATAATTTGGAGCCATAATACTTTGCAAATAATTTAATTTGTGATACATTGGCATCATTTCACCCTTAGATTGAGCAGCTGCTGTGAATCCCATTGAAATGGTTCTATCAAATCCATTGTATCGGTACATATTTTCTCCTCTACCCATATATCTTTGAGCATTCCATTCAGAATTCATACTATCCTGAAAATTATTTATAAAAGCTCTAAAATGTAAAAATTCTCTTCTAAAACTATCTCCTGGATTTTTTGCAGTATTAGGATTAATTACAGAAATTCTAAAATCTGCTAAATCATTAGTTTTATCTCCGTCTCTAGTATGTGAAAAACCTTGATATATTTGTAAAGCATTAATTTTATCCGCTATTACTTCTTTACCAGTTGCAATGTCTATTTTCCCTTTAATGTAATTTTTTCTACTTAAACCTTTAATTTTACCCGGATCTCCTAAATTTACTCTAGATTCTATACTTTTTCTTGTATAATCTAAAGAATCAGAAATAACACTATCTGGTTTATTATTTAAATTTTTTCTAAAGTCGGTTTTAACCCTAGGATCCATTTCGGAAGAAGTTGCACTTGCTATTTGAAGGGAAGAATAACTAGCTACATTATATTTAGCAAATTCTGGTTTTTTGGCAAAGTCTAAACCTTCATTACTATATATAACTCTGTTTATAGTAGTTTTTCCTACCCCTAATACTGAACCAGGCCCACCATCATATGAAATAAGTTTAGTGGGATCAGAAGATATAAAATTTGTAGATTTACCTGCTTGGATTTTTGAATTAATATTTTCTTCGATAAATGAAGAGGCAGGAAAACCTAATATACCATCAACTAGATTTCCAAGATCAATCCCATTACCAATTATTTCATCTAATGGATTTGAAGAAGCTCTTCCAATTTTTTCATCTTTTAAATTAACTAATCTATTAGTATTTGGGTTTTTTATATTAGATAAAGCTGAAGAATAAACAGGTAATTCTGTTTTGTCACTAACGTTATTAATTAATCTTTGAATAAAATTAGGATCTGTGTTTTCTGTAGTAGGTTGAGTATTTCTAAAAGGATTAATGCCTTGTTTTAATAGATGGCCGCCTACTCCAGCTACACCAACTTGAGCCAACGTTGAAGTGGGTAAATAAATACCTTGATTTGCTCCAGTATTTACTGTCCTAACATTACTAAGAGAAAGAAGATTTTGTTTAGCTATAAAAGCAGCACCTTGACCTGTACCAACTAAAAATTTACTTAATCTAGAGACATCGTCTGCCGATCTTTTTAAAGTGCCTGCCCTTAAAATAAAGTCAGTATTACCTCCAAGTAAACCTAAATTTGGGTTGTCTTCAAGAACTCCAGGTAAGGGTTCTTGGATAAATGGTTGTTTAGAAGATCCCTTAAATGGTCTATCAGCTCCAAACTTAAGTTTCCTTAGATCACTATTTTGAGTAACTAATATTGACTTAAGAGACGGCATTGATTTAGTTTATTAGTTTCCTGTAGCGTCGGCAGCACGAGATGTTTCTACACCATCGGGAAGAGCAGTATCATACTCTCCATTTCTAAAGGTATTGTTAATGGGTAAAGTAGCAGGATCTTTTAAAGCTCCTGTAGGTCTACCTCCATTAAGAGTACCATCTAGTAAAGTACCTTGTTCTTTAAACTTTTTTAAAATTGACATGATTTAAAATTTTAAGTTAATCGATTTATTATAAATATGAATCTACACAGAATAGGCGTAAACTTTTTGTTTATTATTAAAATTAGTAGCAGATACTTTTAACTCAGTACCTTTTTCAGCATACTTTTCAAAAGCCATCCTCATTCCCTGTACTTCTTTTTTTAGTGCATCTTGATTAGATCCTATACTTACTGATGGGGATGATAAGGTTGTTGATGACGTAGAAGTATTAATTACTCCACCAGCTAACCCAATTGCTCCTCCAATTAAAGCACCAGGAGCTCCTCCTATTAAAGCCCCTGTTCCTGCACCTACTAAAGCACCGCTTAAAGCAGGAGAAATACTATTTATCCCTTGTATAATTTTTCCTACAAGTTCTAAAGCTCCCCCTAAAATATCTAATATAGGGGTAAAAGCAGATACTACATCAACTAAAACTGATTTTAATTTTTCAACAGATTTGGTAAATTTATCTTGTAAAGTTTGAGCTTCTAATCTATCTGCTAATTCATTTTTACCTAATGCTCTTAATTCTTTAGCTGTTTTACCTTGAACTTCTTGTTTAAATAAAATGTCAGCTAACTGATCTGATTGTAATCCTAGAGCGGATGCTAAAGCATCCTGTTGAATTACATTTAATTTTGTAAATGTTCCAAAATCTTGAGCATTTTTAGATAATTCAGCCGCTAATGTAGATTGGTCTCCTGTTAAAGCTGCTAATCTAGCTCTTTCTAAACTAAGATTTCTACCTAAAAGTAATTCGGCTTCTAATTCGTTTCTAATAGAAGATTCAAAATCTAATAATGCTTTAGAAGCTCCTACAATATCATCTAATTCGGCACCAAATAATTTAGCCTGAGTAACTGCTGCTGCGATTGCTGATGGGTTTGCCCCTAAATTAGCTCTTACTTGACCTGTAACCTGGCCTACAGCTTCTAGTATTTCTTTATTTGAGAATTGTACTCCTGTTTGACGCTGCAATTCATAGGAAGTAGCTAAAATAGTTTTATATTCATCTTCGAGTAGATTACCTCGAATTTCTGCGGCTGCAGTTAAATTAGCAGTTGATTGTTCAGTTAATCCTACTACATCTAATAATCTAGTAGCGGTAACTAAATTTTGGGAATTAAATTTACCTTGAAACCCTAATTCTTTATTTATAGCATTAAAGGTTTTTAATAATGCTGTCGTTGTAACATTTATATTGCCTGAGGATGCGGCTGCTTCAGCTAATTCTGCTCTAAAACCTATAGCTTCAATTTTACTTAAAGCTAAATTACGTTGAACCTCAACTAATTCTTTATCCGCTTGACCTAAAGCCATAAGTATTTCAAGACCAATTAATGGTTTAAATGCTGTTCTAATAGCAGGACCTAACTTTTTAAGTCCTCCTAAAAATACATTATTAGTTTTATTATTTAACTTATTATTTAAAGCAATTTGTCTAGATTCATCAGCAGCTTCTTTAAAAGGCTCTGAAAATACTTTTAAACCTGGGATACTTTTTGTTAGATCTTCTAACCCAGCAAAAGCTTTTACATTAAAATTATTAGATATTTCTTTAGATGTATCCTCAAGATTTTTAAAAGTACCTAATAATTTATTAGAAGAACTAATTTGTGCATCAATTTGATCTTGAATTTCTTTTTCTAGTTCAATTTCCCCATTCAAAGCTTTAGCTTTTATATCTTCTAAAATGAGGATATCTTTTTTAACTTTAGCTCTATTTTTATCTAAATTATCTAAAAACTTTTGGGTACCTAATTCCTCTTGTAAAACAGAAGTAGTTGCTTCTGCAATAGATTGGAGTTCTCTACTAATTTTTCTAAGGGTTGTTTTTTCGGCTATTTGGAAGTTTAATAGCTTAATTTGATCATTTATAACATTATTAGTATCACGAATTTCTTGGGCTATATTTTTTTCAACCCCAAGAAGTTTTTTAGCTAGATCTAAAGATTCTCTCTCTAGGTCAACCTGTTTTTTCTTATCTTCGTTTGCCATGTAGTAATGTATATGTTATAAATATTAAAATTTAGAACTTTTATTTATATGACACTTTAGAGGTACCTTCAGAAGCTTTTTTAAAGTTAGGGACATTTATGGAACCATCAGGGTTTACTAAAGTACTAGTTTTATCTGATTTATTATCTGGTTTATTAGATTCCTCATGATATTTTTTAATTTCAGAAAATGTAAATTTCCTTAACCAAATAGGCATATTGTATACATCAGGCCAAGAATATCCACCATTACCATGAAATACTACTTGGTGGATTTGTTGAAAAAGATTAAACCTATAATCTTTAGCCTGTTGCGATGTCAGGATAAAAAAAGCTGACACCAATTGGGATGGATCTTTTTTTTTCGCTTCCGGAGGGAAAAAAAGTTAGATCTATGTCTGGTTGCAAATTTCGGATATGTTCTCTTAGTGCCCTGGCATCCTGGGCTAAGAGGTAGTTATCTACAAACTCTCGAATAGTTTTCTTTTCCCTATCTCCGTTTACAGAGGTAATTAAATATTTTAAACGAGTGGATATTTCAGGAGAAAAATCTTTATTTAATCTTTTTAATCCTTCAAGTTCAGTAGAAATTTTCTTTTCATCCCCCTGAGTAAGTAGTTTAAATGTAATGAGGTTTTCTGAGTTGGGTAGAGTAAATTGGAATTCGTTATTCCCTTTAGTAATGTTTGATTCGTCAAATTCTTTAAATCCTATCTGGGATAAGTCAATTTCATATTCTTCTCCATTATATTCAAATTTGTAATTTTTTCCATACCCTAAAACACGGGCAGATACCATTAAAGCATTTTTATCCCCAATTAATAAATCATTAAAATTAATTTTAGTAATTATTAAAGATTCTAATAATTTATCTATAACAGTACCTTTTTCGATATAAGATTGGTTAGTTAAAATATCCTCTTCCTTAGCAGTCATGTATTTAATTTCAACTTTTCCTTCGGATAAAGGACTTTCCTTAGAATACAATAATCCTTTTGAGGGTAATTCTACTACTTCAGTAGGTAATTTAAATTCGGCCATAATCTTTATTTAATAATAACTTTTGTTCTATAATAAATATGAATATAAAAAAGAGCTTGACGAAAGCCAAGCTCCTTTTTGAGGGTATGAGGGTTGGGTAAATTAAAAGTTTAGTACACAGTAATCTGGTTGTACTGTCATTGTAATTTGTTGAGCAGCTGATTCATTATCATAGCTATACTCACCAAAGTTTGCAGTTGTAATCATTGCTCCTTTGATAATCCATTCAGATACTACATCACCTACAGGACCTAATACATTGAAGGTTAAATCCTTTTTATAGAAGTCAGAGTAACCGTTTCTACCAGTTACTGATTCATGGTGTAAACGAATCCATTCCATTACAGCTTGAGCTCCTGAAGGGGTGATTGGATCAAATAATGTAAAATCAATTGTTCCCCAGTTAGTTTTACCTTTTACATATCTTTTAAGATTGATGTGGTTTAATGCTACTGTTTCTTGTGTAATAGAAATACCACTTACACCTTTAACGATATACGAAGGGAAACCATCTATGTACATTACAAACCTATTTTGTTGTTTAGGTTCAAATGCTGTAAAGAACATTTCGTTAGTATCTAATATTGCCATTTTGTGTACTTATTTTATTATAAATATTTTATTTTTTGTTCTTTATGCTGGGAATGTTGCTCCAGTTGGTAATACATTGAAATCTAATAATATAAATTCAGCTGTACGTGTTGGTTGTAGGTAAATTTGACCTATAAGCTCATTTCTGTCTACAACATCTGCTGTATTATTACTGTCATCCATTACTACTTTAAAAGCATACAACCCTTGACGTTGTTGTACTGATTCTAAGTATGGGTTAACTTGACTTAAGAATGAATTTCTTGTAGCTATTGTATTTTGTTCAAATACTAATGTATCAGCGATTTGAGAAATATAGCTCTTAAGTGAAATTAATAATCTACGAACATTGATACGATCTAAAGCACTTGCTTTTTTCTGTAGGGTTTTCTGTCCGAATACTACTACTCCTGCTTGTGGGAATGTTGCTAATGGGTTAATATTAGCTTCATATAATCTATCTCTTGTAGAAGTAGGTAATTTTCTTTCTACGCGTACTACGCTATCTAAACCACCTCTAGTTAAACCAGCGGGGGCGAACCAAGAATCACTTGACGCGTCTGTAAACGCATATACTCCCGGAATTAACGTGGAAGCTGGTACCCAAACTAATTTACCTGTTCCAGGATCTATAATTTGAGCCCAAGGCCAATAAGTAGCAGCATAGCTTGTGTTATATAATGTACCTTTTGTTGTTACAGTACCTATTGGAGAATTGTATTTAACTAAATCAACAACTGCTAAAGCATCTGTTCTTGCAATTGCGGTGTTTACTAATCTAGTAACTTGTAAAGTTGAAATTTCAGCATTCAATCCCGGAGCGGTGATTAAATTATAACGATATTCATCTTTATTTCCTAAAAGAGCAATTGCTGTGTTATAATCTGATGCTTGGATTCCTTGAATATTGGTACCTGCAATGATACTTTCATTGAATGCTGCTCCACCTCCGTAGAATAATTTACCTGCACCACTATAGAATGAACCAGATTGAACAATTGGTAAAGAAGCAGTATATTGAGATCTCACAGCTCCAGCATTATCAAAATAATCTGGGGTTGGGTAATTTACTTCTTTTACTCTTACGTATCTTGATTTATTGGAATATGATCCACTATCTTGGATATAGTATTCTGATCCATCTTGTCTTACTACTTTTTTAGAATTACCAATTACAGCTTCAATATAATTTGAAGATTTTGGATCTAAACTTAAGTTTTGATAGGTTTCTAAAATTACTTTTTCTCTATCATTATCGTCTCCTCTACGGATTAATAAACTAAATGTCCCACTTGCAGTATTAACTGTTGGAATTTCCCAACGAACGTTATTAGCTGAACCTGAAGATAAGGCTCCATTTGGTAAAACTTCTGCAAATGATTCAATATAAGAAGAAGAAACATAATCATTAAGAACATAGGTATTATCTAAGTTATTCATGATTTCTCCTTCAGAAAGAGTTTCTAATGTAAAGGGTCCATTTTTAGTATCAGGAATTACACTACAAATTACTGGGCTATTTATAGCAGGTTCAAAAGAACCAGATGTTACACGGGTAACTAATAAACTTTCCCCTCCGTTTTGAAAATAATTGTTTACTGATACTGAGGTTAAATAGCTATAGGTTTGGCTTCCACTTTCAAAAGTAGAACCAAATCTGCTTGTAAAGTCACTATATGAGGTAACAACAGTTGGGATTTCAACTGGTCCTCTTACTGTTGGACCTATTATAGCGGCCCCAACTGTTACTGGTTGGGTAGTTACAAATGATTGATCATTTTCCCTTGCTAATACACCTGGTGAGATTAATGTTTCTGCCATCTTAGGTTGTTATATTTTAGTATTGTATTTTGTTATAAATACTAAAGAACTTTTAAAAAATTAGGTATTTGATACTATTTCTCCATTTTCTAGATTAATATTACCATCCCCGTATTTTTCAGTTAGAACTTTAGCAAATTCAATTCTTTCTGTTTCAAATTTTTGTTTAGCTTCAATTAAATCATCTTTTTGTGATTCTAAACTAGCAATTTGATATTCAACTTGACCAAAACTAAAAACTAAATTGTTTTCTTGTTGTTGAAAATCTTTTAATGTTTGCAACTCTTCTTCTGTTAAAACTTTTTTTGTCATTTTTTAAAATTAATTTATATTAATAAATATGTAACTATGTATTTAAATTTGAAAGATCAGAAACTGTTTCTGAAGCAATGCTAATTTTAGCTTTAGAATTAAATCTTTTTGCAGCTTTTAAATCTTTTTGTAGTGTTTCGGGTATGATATGACCCCTTAATCTAATATCAAAGCTGCCTTTAACAAGTCTTTCTTGTCCTACAGTTAATTCAGTTGCAGTTGATATTGTATCAATAAAGGCTCTAAATTTAAAACGTTCAGGATCACCCCAATAGGCATCAGAAGCATATTCTACAGCTTCAACTATTTTATTAAGTTGTTCCATATAATAAGTCTGAATGTTACAGCTATATTCTAATGTTACAAAATCAGGAACAACAACAGCTTGGGATTGTATAACTGGTCTTCTATTATTTAATACATTAAAATTAGAATACCCATTAATACTATTATATCCTTTTTTTAAGCTAGCATATAAGTGGGGAGAATTAGAATCTACTTTAGCTGTTACACTTCTATCTTTAGCTATAGAATTACGTGATATGTAAATAATAGGAAGCATAATTTTTCCTCCTTTATCTCTATAATATCCATCTTTTTGATATGATTTCCATCTTTCAGGAGAAGCATATATAACAGGGACTTGAATACGTTGACCATTTTGGTAAACAAAAGGTTGAATAACATTATTAAAATAGTAAAATACTGCTTCATCTATATCTTGAACTCCAATAGAAAATGATTTTGACTTATCTCCTCTAGCTGATAGTTTAGTGGATCTATTAAAGTCTATGTTTGTAGCTTTTTGATTAGCATTAGCAACCTCGTTTGGGTTTGTTAAATTTGCTAATTCATAAGATTCTTGTTGTCCTCTAGAGATTTCTTCTTGAGATTTTGGCCTTGGTTTAAAGTTTCTTTTAGATGTAGGTGAATTAGGAATGGCAGGATATCTTCCTTGAGCATTTTTAAATGCTCTCTCATATGCTTGGGATCGAGTTAAAGGTTTATCAGCCATAATTAAAATCTTTCTTTGTAAGGTGATATATTATATTTATCTGAAGGTACATAATGTGTAGTACATATAATAGATAAATTAGCGCCAAAGTTTTCTAAACCTGGATTTAAGGGATTTACCTTATTGGGGTAATCTGGGTTTTTGCCTACAAAGTATTGGTTAGTTACTATTTGATCTATTTCATAGTAATCTTCTTGATATAAAATTACATCTCCTACCTCAGCAACATAATTAGCATCTACTAAATCTGCTCTTAAAAATGCAAAGGTAATAGGTTGATTAAAGCCAATACCTTCTGCTCCTTCAGGAAATTCTTGATCTCCTCTATTTATCAAACAGTCAAAAATAAAAGGACCATCAAAATATTTACTACCAGCAGCTTCACCATATAAATTGGTTTTAGTTTCTTCAAGTTTATACTTATAAAAAGATGCCTGTTGGGTAATTATATTACCCATTAACTCACGGTTTATTCCTCTTATTAAGCTTACATCACGTAAGCTACCAAACATTGCCATATTAACCTATATAAATTGTATACGGAACTTGTTTTAATTCCGTTTGTTTAAATTCAGTTTCCTGTGCTCTTCTTTCTAATAATGCCTTACGAGAGGTTTCATCAAAATATGCTCTTAACCTTTCTAATAAAGCTGTTTTTTCTGTTGTAGCAGCTGTTATTAGATCTGATTGATTTAGTGTTACTTCAGAATTAGGGATAGGAATATTACTATATTTTCCTCTTACATATCCTAACATCTCTTTGGCTAATGCTAAAGTGTATTCAAATATCCATTGGCGCCCTACAGAATTAATACTTGTGTATGTAGGATTAGTATAAGGGGTATTTGATACATTAGATACTTTACTAGGATCATTACTTACACTTTCTGAGATTCTTTCATCTCTTTTAATATATTCAAAATGCAAATTAGCACTCCCTGTTAATGGGATAGGGAATATTCTAACATTATTATCTTTAATTTCAAAACTATAATTTGATCTACGAATTTGATCATTTAATTCAATAGCTTGAATTGTTTGCAAATCATAGTTCAATGGCATCATTAAAAAATTAATAGCAGGACTCATACTACCAAACCCAAAACTATCAAATAATGATTGATACCCAAAACCTGTTCCTGCATATGGGTCAAAGTATCTTACAATAGCAGGAGAAGCTTGATAAAATAATCTTTTAATTTCAATGCTTCCTGTAATTCCTTCATTTTCTGCCCATTGTTTCAAATCGTAATCTTGTATTGAAGCTGTAACAGGTATAAATCCTTTATGGTAAGGGACATTACCCCCTGTACCAGCTTCTGATCCATATTGTTCTGTTAGCCTAACTATAGGTTCAAAGCTAGGAGTTACAATACTGGTATTTAAATTACTACCGGTAGATAATCCTTCTAAAGATAGTTGGTTATCTCTAATTTTATAGGCATATAATTCATTACCATATGTAGTTATAGCTTCTTCAAATGCAGCATAAAAAGAAATGTCTTGCAATTCTACCTCTACTAATGGATAACCTAATCTTCTAGCACAAAAATTAGCTACTTTATTTGCATCAGTTTGAAATGAAGTATCAGAATCATAAAACCCAAATGGGGTATCTCCAGGAGAAAACGAACTAGATCCAGGCCAAATTGGAATATTTGCCATAATTTAACTGTTTATTTATAAATATGAAAGAGGGGACGCTTAGCGACCCCTCTCTTTAATACTAAATTAGATAATATTATTATCCAGTAGGTGTTGGAGTAGGAGTACTAGTAGGTGTTGGAGTAGGGGTAGGTGCACCAGTAAATACCATAAGATATTTAGAATTACCAGAACTACCTGATAACCATAAAGATCCTACTGTAGAAGGTTCTGTAGTAGATAATCCACTAAAGATTACATCAGATCCAGAAATATGGAATGACCCACTTGAATCAAATGTTACTGCCTCAATTGAACCACTAGCTGCTAAGGCTGTTGCAGCAGTTGTAGCGTTTGATACCACTCCAATTACGTTTGAACCTGTTACGAATGAAGCTGTTGCAGCAGTTGTAGCGTTTGATACCACTCCAATTACGTTTGAACCTGTTACGAATGAAGCTGTTGCAGCATTTGTTGCATCGGATACAATTCCTGCTACGTTTGAACCTGTTACGAATGAAGCAGTGTTTGATGATTCAGCTAAATCAGCAAATTCTACGTGTGAAGCCGATACTGCGTAAGAAGCAGAAGTGGCGTTTGCAGCGTCATCAGCAAATTCTACATGTGAAGCAGATACGGCATAAGAAGCGCTTGTTGCACTACCAGCATCATCAGCAAATTCTACATGAGATGCGCTTACAGCATAAGAAGCAGAAGTTGCATCATCTGCAAATTCAACATGAGAGGCTGATACAGCATAAGAGGCACTTGAAATAGTGTTTGTGTAAGATGTGCCATCTCCTAACTGAAATGTTTGGGTTATCCCATCAATAGTAGATCCAGTAACTGAGGATCCAGTTGCACTTGATAGGGTTGAAAGGTTACCATCCATTTCGGTATAAGTAAGAGCAGATCCTTTTTTTAATCTGTAAACTAATCCCATTTGTTTGTTTTTTTAATTGTTAATTTAATGTTTTGTTTATTATAAATATATCACCTTCCTTTAGAGCCACTAAAGGTAGAATAGGGATGATGTTGAAGTTCATTTGCATAAAAATCTAGCAAATCATCTACAATTGGATCTCTATGGTTATTAAATAAAGTTACAGATCCTAAATTTTTTACTCTTTTTGATGCTGTGTATAAAAATTTAAATCCTGAATCTCCTCTATTTTTTAAATCAATTTGGTAATCATCCCCACATACCATCATTTTACTTCTTAAACCAATGCGTGAAGTAATCATTTCCATTTGCTCGTGAGTAACATTTTGGGCTTCATCTACAATGATCATTGAATCTAAAAATGTTCTGCCTCTCATAAATGATACAGGTACAATTTCTATTTTACCATCACTTATAAGTTTTTCTATTTTAACTTTATCATATAAAGAATAAAAATTTTGATAAATTGGTTGAACCCAAGGATCCATTTTTTCTCTCAAATCACCAGGTAGAAATCCTATTTCTTCTTTAGATACTGTAGGTCTAGTAATTATTATTTTTTCATATTGTCTTCTTAATAGACCGTCTAAAGCAACATTACATGCTAAGAGTGTTTTACCACTTCCTGCTCTTCCTGCTAGTAAGGTAATTGTATTTTCGAGAACAATAGATTTTGCTTGTTTTTGTTCTTCATTAAGTTGGAGTTTGAATTTAATTGGGTTTTTAGGAATTCTCTTCGGGCGATAAACATCGTCCGTATAGGGTTTTGAAGCCATAAAGATTTGATTAAAATTAAACTATTAAAAAAAATAACAGGTTTTACCATAAAACATATTTGATTATAAATATTTTAAAGATAAAAAAACCCGGCCAAAGACCGGGTTAATTTATAAAGTATGTTTAAGCTCTAATTATAGAGTATTTAAACCATTTACTTTGATTAATCCATAGAATTCAGGACGTACCATCTTCTTAGCGTAACGAGTCAAGAGACCTTTACGTGGAGTAAACGTATCTGGATCGTATACTAGAGGAGTCATGATTAATGGAATGTAAGGAGCAAATACAGCACCAGCTTCTAAGAACTGTCCACCACGGAAACCTAATAAAATTTGGTTTTCAGTCATGTAAGGGTTCTTATAAACTTTCTGACGGCTATTTAAAGCACCTACTTTTTGTACACCAAATGCATAGCTTCCTTTAGAAGTATCACCATCTGAATCAGCAGCAAATCCAGGAATAGATTCCAAGATAGTACCTACAGAAGGAGAACATACTAAGAAATTAGCTCCACCACGTAAAGTTTTCTGGTGGATAGTGTTACTTAGCTTTTGGATTTTAGTTCCTAAAGTTTGGAACCATTGTCCTTGGCTGTTATAGAAACCTAGGTCAGAAATAGTACCATCAGTACCGTTATCTACGATTGAACGGTTATTTACAGCTGACCATACTTCAGTACCAGCAGAAGCATTTTGGATTAACATATCTAAGATCTCAAGATCGATTTCTAATGAAATATATTCACTCAAGATAGAAGTTAATTCTGCTTCAGCATCTAAAGCGTGGTAAGCATTAAGATCTTGTGCGAACTCAGGAGTCCATACAGCTTTCAACTTACGAGTTTTAGCTACGATAGCAGATGATTTCATCTGTACGTTGATCTCAGGGATTGCGATAGGATCGTTACCACCATTTAATGCAGTATTTCCATCTTCGAAATCACCTCTGTTTTTATCAGTAGGTTGTAATTGGTAAGAAACTTTTACTTCGTTACCACTAGTAACAGTAGATTCATTTACAATAAAGTAAACATTAGTTGAATCATCAGAAGTAAATGCAGGTAAAGATACTACAGTATCAGCTGAACCTGTTACTAGAGAGAATCCTCTAATTCCATCTTCATCTAAGCTTGGTAAAGAAGTTTTAGCTACTGTAAACTTCAAGTACTCATCAGCAACAGCAGAAGCTGAATAAGCTGAGTCGTAGTTAAGGTCTGACCAATCAGCAGAAGCGGAAGCAAAAGTTCCAGCAGATGATGTGTTGTTAATAGAGTATCCGAAACGTCCAGCTCCATACAAACCACCTTCACTTGTGTTACCAAAAGGCTCATTACCTGTTCCAGCATCACCATATAATGAAGAACCAGCAGCGAATGGAGTTTTACCAGTTCCATATTGGAAATCTAGGTAAAATACAAGACCTGAAGGTAAGTTCATAGGTTGTACTGATACGAATTCTTGAGCAGCGATCTGTCCAAATACTTTACGTACTAAAGGAAGAGCTACGCCAGCCCATTGCTCACCTACACCAGCAGTAAAGGTACCTTGTGAAGCAGTACCACCACCAGTTTGAGAGCTTTCTACTACAAGTTGTTTAGCTTGGTTTTCAAGAATGATGCCCATGTTGTTTTTAGTAGCACCACCTAAACCTTCTAACAAACCTGTTTTTTCCCACTTTTCAGCTAAACGAGCAGCGTCGCTTTGTACTGAGTGATATGGGTTTGCACTTTCTAATAAAGTTTGTAAACTCATGATTTAAGTTTTTAATAAGGGTTAAATTAATTTTTAATAATTCCAGCTAATTGTTGCATACGAGCAAAAGCAGCGTTTTCAACAATTGGTTGTGTTTTGGCTTCAGTTATAGGAGCAGTAACTTTAGAAGCTTGACCTTTTGGTCTTGCTTTAGTTTCTGTCTTTGATACGATCCCTTCATTTAAGGTTTCGAAAATAACTTTAGCTTCTTTTACGGTCTCAGCTTTATCAAAAGCTTTCAACACTTTTACTTTCTTATCTTCTGATAAGTTTTTAGCTTTAAAGATTTTGTTAGTGTAAAGTAATTTAGCATTTAATAAATTAACTTCTTGAAGTTCTTGTTTCAAGTCATTAACTTCACTCATTACTTCTTCTAAATTAACGGCATAAGCAGAAGTTGATTTTCCAACTTTTTTAGGATCTAGTTCTTTTTTACTAGCTCCTCTTGTTGGGTTATTTTTCTCATTCCAACTTACTTCGTCCATTTCTTCTAACTCTTCTTTTTCTTCCATCATTGGCATTTCTGCTTCATCTTCAACTTCGATATCCATATCCATTTCTGGCTCTTCGCCATCTACTTCCATTTCTTCTCCAGCTTCTAATTCACCAGCTTGTACCATGTCCTTAATTACATCTTCAATAAAGCCTTTAAGGTCATCTTCAGACATATCTTCTAAATCAATTTCTTCCTCTTCCATTTCACCTTCACCTTCTTCGGCTTC